GCTTGATGACGCGCTGCTGATAGCTGCGCAGCTCGGATTTCTTTCGCATCTTCACCCCTTCACCCCTTCAACCCGGCTGAACAGCCGGTGGATCTCCGCGTGATCGCGCCAGTTGACCTTGCTTGACCTGACCTGAACCACGCGGCCGCTACTGAGGTGGCGCTGGTGCGAGCGCCGCCAGTGGGCGACCGGCGAGGCGTGGCGGCCAGTGCCGTCGCCGGCAGTGCGGCGGCTGGCGTGCGCCGTGAGCTGGCTGATGTAATCGTGCGCATGCACGACGCTGTGATCGGGGATCGGCGACTTGCCGGCCTTGACCCGCGCCCGGTTGAGCTTCTCCGGTGCAACGACGCGCTCGACCGGAACCGAGGCGTCGGCCAGCAGCCTGAGCATCGTCACCAGCGGGTCGAGGGAGTTGGCCGCGCGCCCTATGACGAACTTCTTTTCATCACCGTTCCACCCCTGCGACATGTGCATCGGCGCCGGGGTCACCTTGGTGTCGCCGATCCCGTGCACTTGAACGTGCACGGTGTCGTAAAGCATGACGGCATCGCCGACCGACGTGGCGACGCCGTACAGCTCGGCGACCATGACATCACCCGGCCCGCGCGACGACGGCCGCACGTAGTAACCGTTGCAGCCACCCTCCCACCAGGTGACGCCGAGCCAACCCTCCGGGTAGGGGTGCAATAGCTCGCCGGCCTCGAACATCTCACGCGAGCGGGTCGATTCGGCCTTGATCACGGCGTTGGGGACGCGCCCGAAATCGATCATGCGGCCCTCGCGCACCGTGTCTTGGATATCGGCAACCATGGTGTGCAGCGCCGTCTCGGCAAGCTTGCTGATCACCAGCATCGGGTTGACGGCGACGATGGAAGCATCGCCGACCACGGCGTTGCGGAAGACGCTGGCAGTCTTCAGCGGCCGGTCGGCGAGATGGTCGAGTATCTCAAGGAGCAGTCTCTCGGCCATTTTGCCGCCAAGGTAGTCGTACACGGTCATAGGCCGATCGACCCCTTGCTCTTCGTGTACCATCGCCCGACCACCGTATCGGCGGCGATCGGCAGGTCGGTGCTCCACGTGAAACCCGCCTCCATCACCTCGCGCAGGTAGCGTCCGGCGACCGCGGCGGCGGCCTCCGGCAACTCGACGAGGATCTCGTCATGGGTGTGCAACCGGACGTCGTACTGCCCGTCCTCGTCGAGCTGTAGCAGCGTGCCGCGCATGAGGTCGGCGGCGGTTCCCTGCACGATGTTCTCACAGGCCAGGCCGGGCCACAGTTTCACGCGGCCCTCGTTGCGGGAGAACATCAGCTCGCGCCTGACCTCGACGAGGGCGCCGTCGTCGTCGAGGATGTCGACGTACTCCCAGCGGATGCGGCGATAGGTCAGGCAGCGGCCGCTCGGCAGCCGGCACAGCAGCGAGCCGCCGAGATAGTTGGTGAGATAGATGTAGGCGACACGACCGACCTCGTAGAGATGACCGGGGTTCTCCATCGCCGTGTTCAGGGCGCCCCACAGGCCGAAACTCGACACCGGGTCGTGTTTGCCCCAGAAGCGCACCGCCCACTGGTTCTCGTTGCGCCACTGCTCGACGAACGCCTTGGCGACATCGGTCTCCAGGTGGATGCCGTAGCTGGCAGCCATCGACAGCAGCGCATTGGTGCCACCGCCGAAGCCGCACGCCAATTCGACCACCTTGCCACGCTGGCGGATCGGCTTGTCGACCTGCTCCAGCGGCAGGCCGCTCAGCCGTGCGGCGGTGCGCGTGTAGATGTCGTATTTCTCGGTGCCGTCGTCGACGGCGCGGAAAATATCGAGCCTCTCCTCGGCCTCCTCGTCGTCGCTGAGCCACGGCACCAGCCTGGCCTCGATGTTCGACCAGTCGCCCCACACGAAGACGTGGTGGGGCAGCTCGGGAACAAGACAGGGGCGAATCAGCAACGACAGCTTGCGCGAGATCGGCGTGTCGTCGCCGAGGCGGGCAAAATCCGCGGCGTTGGTGCCCGCCACCAGCGCGTCTATGGCGTCGATCTCATAGTCCAGCGGATCGCGGGCCAGGTTATGGACCTGCACGCCTTTCGACGAGAATCTCCCGGTCTGCGCGGCGCCGTTGAACACGTATTGTCCGCGCAGCACGCCGCCGACCTGGGTGTCCATCATGCGGGCAAATTTCGCCGGGGTTTTGGAGCCGCCATACCTGCGGATCTGCAATACCCGCAGCGCCGCCTGCAGGGGCGCTGGGAGCGGTTCGAGCGATTCGAGGTAGGCAACGAGCCGGACGAGGCGATCGCGCGTCAGCGAGCCCTTGGCGGGGCGCACGACCTCGCCGGTTTCGATGTCGACCTCCTCCTCGCGCTTGACCAGCATTTCGCGGCCGTCGGCGGGCAGCAGCTGGCCCAGCCAGGCGATCATGCGCGCCGTCTGGTTGACGGTGGTAACGACACCGCCGGTCAGCCGTCCGAGCTCCCAGCCCATCAGCCGCTGGTCTTCGAGCGCCATGCGCGCCGCCGCCGCGACGAGGTCTATGTCGATCGCCACACCCAAATCGTTGATACGCTCGGCCGCCCAGTACTCGCGCCACTCGGCAAGCGGCAGCTGGCGCGTGCGCAGGAACACCTCGCGCATGGCGGCGACATCGTCGGCGGCGTAGTCCTTGAACCATTGCCACTCGTCGGGATGGGTCAACGGCGTCGCTATCGAATCGGGCAGCGTGAACAGCTCGATCATAGCCTTGCCGATCTTGTCCTTCTGCACCGAGGAACCGACCGAACGGGCGGCACCCTCCAGCGCCGCCGGCAGGCCGGACGCCATCGCCTGCGCCTTGCTGTCGATGATCATCCACGGCTCGAGATGCGGGAAACCGTAGGTGGAATGATTCCAGATCGTCCGGTCGAAGGTCGCATTGTGAGCGCACAGCACCGCCTCGGCGCGGTCGACGCGGTCGAGGAACCGCAGCAGCTCCATCGGCGCATTGTGCCAGCGCAGCGTCGGCGCTATCTCGCCTTCGCCCCAGTCAGGGACGGACCAGACGCTGACTGGCCCGTCCCCGATGGCCCAGCTCAGCAGCAAAGCCTGAGCTGAACGCGCGTAGCGATCCGACCCTGCAGCGATCGGCACGCTGCTACGCGATTCGAAATCGACGAAGCCGACGTCGCCGAGGGCGAAGGTCGCCCCCGGCGCGCGCTCGTCGCGCGGTTCCATCCGCTTAAGCACGGTTGGCAGGCCGCTGGCGGCGCGGCGCTGCACCGGGGCGCAGCGTGGCGGCGGCAGGCGATGCCGTCTCCGGGGCCGGCTCGTCGGCCGCTTCCTGCTGCGGCGTCTGGGCGGCCGTCTGCAACGGCGCCTTGACGCGCTTCGCCGGGGCTGCCGCGGCAACCTTGGCGGCGATCGGCGCGGCCCCGCGAGCCCGGGTGTCGCGCTCGCCATTCATGTCCGCCCAGCCGGTGATCTCGAACACCGGCTTGAAGGTCTGGCCCCACTTCTTGTGGTCGTAGTCGGTGACCAACAACTGGACGATGGCGACGGGCCACGGGCGGTTCGCGACGACGTTGACGCGCGCGGTGAACTCGGCGAAGAAATTGTTGGCGGCCGACAAGCCGCCGTCGCTGGCGGTCTTGTAGAGCACCTCTTCGCCTTCGTCGTCGCCGGTCATGCATTTCAGCTCGAACGAGCGTTGCGCCGCATACTCGAAGCCGCGCACCGGCTCCGGCCGCTCCGGCATCGGCTGGAAGACCGGCACCATCACCTCGCCGAGCTTCTCGTTGGTGGTCTTGGAGTCGGAGTAGCTCGTCCAGCAGACCCAGCCGTGGCCCATCTGCTTGGGGTTGATCGCCCACTCGCTGCCTTCCTGCACGGGCTCGTTGGACTGGCCGAATACCCAGACACCGCTCTTCAGCAGCCGGAGCAGCGGCTTGCCGCCCGAAGAGGGCGTCCGGGAGCGTGAATCGGCGATGCCGCTGACCAGCTGGTCAAGGAAATCGTCCGACAGTGTGGTGCCGATCGGCCGGGTTACGTTAGTTGCCATTTTCGAGTCTCCTGTTTCGTGTGTCGTGTGTCGTGTTCAGTTTCAGGTAAGTGAGTAACCGTCGGTGACTCACGTTCTTGTGGGCGCGGCGATTCACTGCCATTTGCGGCTCCACGCCGCGCCCATGCACGTTGCCGACTACCCCGGCCAGGGGGGCTTTGTTCGGGGGAGCAACCCCCCGTTCCATCACCGGGTGCCACCCGGCTAGCCGATTGCTACTCGGCGTGGCTCTTCAACAGCGACGTCAGCGCCTGTCTGAGATTGGTCATCACGGTAGCATGCGTCGATTCCGGCCGCGCGTCGTCGGCGCGGGCGATCGTCGTGCCGCTCGACACCATGTGGTAGAGCTCGCCCGGCACCGTGATCTTCCGCCTCTTCAGCGCGGCCTCGGCCTGGGTGACCGATTTGAACTCGGGCTCGGTGAACAGATCGGCGTCCAGCGCCCCGGCCCCCTTCAGCGTGGCGCATGCCGCATCGGCATCGATCCACTGCCGGGTGCCGCGCTTGGGCACCAGTTTCCAGCCTTTTATCGCGCCGCCGTCACTGAGAAACACGTGGCTCTGCCGGCGGATCTCCTCGGCCCACGTCTCGGCCATTTCGGCGAGGTCCATGGCGCGCGACAAGAATGCACCGTACTTTGTCGGCTCCTGCTGTTTCGACGCGACCAGCGCCTCCTTGGTCGGCTCCAGTATGGCCAGATCGAACACTGCTCCGGTCCACAGCGGGCAGATCGACTTACAGATTGCGAATCGACAATGCTCGCCGCGCTCGCGGTGGGCGCCGCGGCCCATCGCCTCGACCACGGCGTGGTAAAAAGCCAGACGGAACTGCTCGAGTTCGTCGGCGTCGGTCTCGGCGTAGCTGTAGGTCGGCTCGAGCCGCGGCTGGACGACCGACACGACGATCTGCTTGGCCTTGAAGCGGCGCCGGTACTTGGCGTAGGCGCAGGCGCCGTAGAACGCGACCTGGGCGTTGAGCTGCTCGCTGCCGTCGGCCAGCTTGTAGAGCGCCGATACCGGCACGCCCATGCCGAATTTCCAGTCGACGACGATGACGGCGCGGGCGTTGCTGATGATCAGGTCGACGGAGCCGAAGGCGCCGGTGACGCCGGGCAGCGGCAAGGTCTCCTCCAGCGCCATCACCTTCCACGGCGAGCCGTCGTCGTACTTGGCCTTCAGCTCGTCGAGCGCCTCGATGGCCTTGGCCACCGCCTCGACCTGCTCCTTGCTGAGCGTCCAGTTGACCCACTCGGCGGCGCGGATCTGCTCGGCGTTGAGCTTATGCTTGATGCAGAACGTGACCACCTCGTGCAGCATGGTGCCCTCGGCGGCGTAGATGGATTCGACGTCGGCGACGGTCGTGCGCAGCGAGTCCAGATAGCTCGCCGGACAGGCCAGCAGGCGGGCGGCGTTGGAGCCGCCGAGGATCGGTGAGTGTGCGGTCATTGCAGCGAAAATCCTTTCCGCGATTCGTCGCCTGCGTGGCGATCCGTGAAATGTTCTAGGTCGCCGGCGGCGACAGCGGCGTGTACGATGCCGTTAACCGCCATCACCAGACAGATTGGGCAGAGGCCGTAGTCGTCGGCGATCTCCTTGGCCGCCTCCAGCAGCTCCGTCATGGCGTCGTTGCGGCGGTCGCTAAGCTCCGCGTTCATGGGGTCCTCGATGCAATCTCGGCCATCAGAACCGTCCGGCCTTCGTCGGTGAGGCGCTCGCCGCTGGTGGTGACGTGCTCAAACCAGCGGTTGCCCCACAATTCCTTGGCTTCCATCACGCTGATCTGCTTGCCGTGCCGATCGCGGTAGTCCCACTCGGTCCAACCGCGTTGCATGCAGAGGTAGCCGATGCGGTTGCGCGGCCTGGTGCTGCCGGGCTTGATCTCCAGTAAGCGCAGCCACTCCAGCATCTTCTGCGTCGGCATATTCATGCCGCCTCCCTGCGTGGCTTGCGCAGCATGATGCCGCCGCCCATGCCGGCGCTCGAATCGATGCGGTAGCCGGTGGCGCGCAGCACGTTGAGGTCGCGGTAGACGGTGCGCACCGAGACGCCGAGCCGCCACGCCAGCGTCACCGCCATCAGCGCGCGGCCTTCGCCGAGCCAGTTGAGGATCATCGGCAGGCGCTCGTAGCGTGGGATCACGGCGACGCTCATGGGATCTCATCCATCTGGCGATCGACCCAGGTAACCAGTGTCATCCAGTCGTCGAAGGAGAGGAAACCGGTGGCGACGACGGCCAGCGTCTTGTCGGCAAAGTCGACGTGGATGCCCCCGCACGCCGCGCAGGCGACGGCACCGACGGCATGCGCCTTGAGCACGCCGGGAGCATCGCGAGCGGGCGTGTCACTCGTTGGCGTCTTAGTCATCGCGGCCGCCTATCAAGCATCGAGAGAGCAAAGTTAAACGTTACTATGACTGCGATGTAGGCCAGCAGAGAGATCATTCGATCACATCCTAACTTTCGGCAAAGTTATCGTCTGCTTGCGCGGCGTGCCGCGACCCTTGGTGCGGTGCTTGCCCATGCCGGAGACCGGGCGAAGCTTGCCGGGGTAATAGTGCAGGCCCTGACTGACCCCGCGCGGCAGCTTGCGAATCCTAGTGGTCATCGGCCATGACCTCGCCGTGTTCGCGCTCCGGCTCCATGCGTAACTGAGCACGTCCATAAATGTGAAAGAAAAACCCCTGGCCGCCGGCGATCTGGTGCTCGACGACCAGCCGCCAATACTGGTCCTTGCCCAGGAAACAGCACATCACCGTGCCGGGCCCGCTGTAGCCGGATCCAGACTTCCAGACTCGGTCGCCGCGCTTGGCCGGCGGCGGTGCCCCATAGAGGTCGACATCTGCGTCGGTGGGCTTGGTCATGTCCTCTGCATCTCCTTGGCGACAACCATCCACGCTTCGACGCCGCCATCGGCGCACAGCGCATCGGGATCGAGACCGCGCCGGCGGCATTCCGCGCGGGCTATGATTTCACTCACCTTGTGCTCCACCATGAAGCGAAAGAATGCCTGCTCGCAGCGAGGGCACAGGTCGATCAAATCCTCGTAGTGTAAGGCGTCCAACACCGGGTCCTCGGCGTCCCCGACCTTCAAGGTGAGGTTGTGCGCGTCCTCGTCGATCGGCACGCCGCAGCGGTCGCAGTGGATAAGAAGTTGCTTGACGGTAACCATCAGTCACCCTCTATCGGCTCGTCTGCCCAGTACTGGCGGTCGGTAAAGATGTCGGGCCGGTAGCCCGACAGCTTCTCCTCGCGGCAGGCCGGGCAGACGCGCGCCACCTCGATGCCGCGCGCGTCATAGACCCAGTGGCTGTCATTGCCGGAGCCGCACGAGCAGGCGCGCGGCTTGATCCATCCGGGGATCATGCGGCCTCCTTCGCCAGCGTCTCGGCCAGCTCCCACAGGCCTTGGTTCAGGTGGACGTTGGCGCCGATGGAGCGCACCGCACGGGTCGTCGAGATGCGGCTGGCGGTCGGCATGCGGCCGCTCAGCCCGCCGGCGATGCTGTTCTCCTGCACGACGTTGAAGATCCGCCAGAGGTCGCGGCCCTCGTCCTCGACGCGGCGCGGCTGCAGCAGCTGCACCGGCGACACCGGCGTCGGGTGCGCGCCGAAACGCAGGGCGTGGGCGGCGCGGGCAAAGGTCAGCTGCTGTTCGGAATCGAGCATGATGCGGCTCCACTCATCCGGCGCGCGCATCACCCGCTCGACGTTCTGCATCACCCGCTGGGTGCCCTCCAGCACCTTGCGCACGACATCACCGGTGTGGCGGACGCGGACCGATCCGAAGTCGCGGCTCTTGACGACCAGACCGTTGAGGCAGGCGACCTTGAACACGCCGGCGTCGAGCGTGTAGCCGCTGGTGCCGTCGTTGGCGTTGACCAGCACCGTCTCCATGATGCTGTCGCCGACCCGCAAGCGCTGCTCGTCTGACGGCTTGCGGAAGCGCAGCATGTGCTTGGTATAGCCGGCACGGTCGATCGTGCGGGTCCGCGACTGCCCGGCAGAGAACGGCAGGAAACCCTCGCCGGCGAGGGCGCGCACCACCTCGATCGTCGCGATCGGCCGGAAACGCCCGGAACGGCTGGGGTGCGCGTCGTAGGCAAAGATCGACGGCGCCATGCGGTGCAGCTGCTCCTCGTCGAGCGGCCGCGGTGAATTAAACTCAGGCCTGATGGTCATGGTCGTGCTCCTGGTTAATGGTGTCTACGATCGGCCACACGTGTTGGCCGACGACCCGATGCGTCACCGGGTCGTCGCTCTCGACGGCCCGCCAGCGGCGGACCGACGTCCACCGGCTGGCGAGGTCTTTGCCATAGTCGCCGGCCTCGTCCAGGCTGGCAAACCGCAGGGCATTGCCCGTCCACTTGTTGGATCCGTCGGCGATGACTTCGACGCGGTAGGACATGTCACAACCCCCTGATTGAGCAGCCGAGGACGTTCTGCCATCCCGGCAACGTGGCGTAGTAGGCGACGTCGACGCCGGCGTCCGCCCACAGCCCGCTACAGATGTCGAGCGGCGCCCGGCAATCCTTGACGAAGACGGCGTCGGCCTGCGCCAGGCGGCCGCGGTGGCACTGGATGACGGTAAGGCGGCCAGCGAACGGGTGGACGTAGCGGCGCGGCGGGTACACCCATTTGAGCGCCGGGTGGTCCCAGCCCGCGCAGTGCGCCAGCTCGTGCTCGTAGATCACGCGGCTGCCGTCGCTGACGATGGTGCAGGCCGGCTTGGCCCAGTCGCACGATGTCAAGAGAGCAACAGCGGTAAGCAGCGCGACCCGGATTCGCCCCCTTTTCATCCGCCCCGCCCCTTGATCGAGCGGATCACCAGCTCGAGCTGCAACCGGTCGAGATACTCCTCGCGCCAGCCGGGGTTGCGCAGGATCATGGCGATGGCAAAGTGCAGGTGCCGGTCGTCCATCTGGCTGACCAGCACCTGCCTGCCGTCGCGGCACGTCCACACCGTGTCCTGCATTATCGTGCATCCCCATTGGGCCGTAGCGGCTCAGACGGCGGCGGCAGCGACGGCGTCAGGCGCTTGACGCACGCCAAGCAGACGTAGCGGACGCTGGCATCGATGCGGACCTGCGCGCCGCCGCCGTCGTGCTCGAAGACGGTGCGGCAGAACGGGCAGGACGAGTAGTAATGGAGGGCCATCACCAGCCCCCGAACGCCGGGCCGAACTCGTGCAGGTCCAGCTCCTCGCCGACGCCCTTGACGGCGTCGTAGGGATCGGAGCCCTGCGCGCGGAGATGGTCGAGGTCGTCGCGGGCGTCATCGACGAGGTCCGCGTAGGCCCAGAACCACTGCGCGGCGCGCCGCGCCTCGCGCCACCAGGTGGCGTCGTCCATCGGCATGTCGAGCCGTTGTAATGTCTGTTTGAAGGTCATTGCAGTTCTCCTTGAATCAACGGGATATGGCGCCGGGCCGTCTTCGTCCCGCCCGGCGTTGTCGGCGGTGGAGGCCAGTTGCGATCTGTTCGCCACCGCAACCATCGGTCATGGTCATCACCAGCTCCGGTACACGCGGCGGATGTGGAACGGTGACGACATGTAACCATGCAAACCGCGGCGTTCGAGCGCCTCGCGGATCTTGCCGCCGCCCCCCGGCGACTGCATGAACTCGGAATAGTCGACGCCGAAAAACGTCAGCACGAACGGTGCCGGCTGACCGTCGGGGGTAAAGATACCGACCTCGACGACGTCGATCATGGAGGAGCTCATTCCGCCTTCTCCTTGACCATGTGGCGCAGCACGGGATTCTCATCAGCGGGAACGCTCATAGGTCGCCCCTCCGAGCCTGAATAATCCAGCCGAGCGCGCCGAGCAGACGAATGGTCGTTTCCAGACGCGGCAGCTTGGTCGTGCCGCTCGCGATATTGCCGACGGTGCTGTTGGCGAGAGCGGCCTTGGTCGCGATCGCCGTATAGGTCAGCTTCGATCGCAGGATCTCGGCCTGGATCAGCTTGATCGTCGAAGGGCTGTCGATCAGTGCCACCAGCGGCCGCGGGTGCGGCAGCTGGACGAGGTTCTCGACGGGGCTCATGGCTTCAGCTCCGCCGCCTTGGCGTCCTCGCGGTCGAGGATGTCGCGCACCTCCTTGCGGAGGTCCCACCGCAGGCGCGTGCCGTTGGAGCGTATCTTCCTGAGCAGCTCCAGGAGCTCGCGCTCCAGCGGGGTCAGGTTCTCGGCGGGGGTCATCGCGCGTTCTCCGCTTTCTCCCTGCTAAGTCGCTGCGCCCGCTCCAATGGCATGCGCACGTAGACCTCCAGCTGCTGCATGGCCTCGCTCTTGGTGCCGACGCCAGCCACGGTGAAGTAGGCGTAGCGCTTGCAATGCGGGTAGTAGCGCACCTCGACCTCAGTGAAGCTGGTGTTCCACATCGACGCCCGGCCGGTCAGATTGGGAAACGACGCCAGCTTGGCGGCGCGCTCCAGCCCCCGCATGACCTCCGTCACGTACCGGTCGATCATCAGTTCACACTCCACCAGAGATTACGCCAGAAGCGGAAGATCGGGTCCCACGCGACGATGCTGATATTGAGCAACATCAACGTGTTGAAGACGACCAGCTTGTTCATCGCCGCCTCCCGTGTGTCCGGGCGAAGTGCCGCGCGAAATCGATGGCGCAGCGGTTGGTGCAGAAGAACTCGTCGGCGTAGCTCTCGCCGTCCCACACGTTGATGCTGGAGATGTAGCCGCCGGCCTCGCCCGTCGAGCGGCGGTGCGAGGTGATCACGCCGTTGGTGTATTTCTGCGCTTCCGCGCGGGTCTTTGGCTTGCCGTCGAAGCGCTCGTCGCGATAGTTCGACCCGCCGAACATGATCATGCGCGTCACCTTGGCGATCGGCGTGCCGCAATTGCAGCAATGCGGCGGGGTCTTCGACTTAGGCATTGTCCGTGTCTCGTGTCTCGTGTTAGCTGTTTAGGCAGCAAACTTAACGTAACTGGACACACCTCGTCAATGCCCAATACCGCGAAATCGCGACCGATCCCCGAAACGACGATCGAGGACTACCTGGTGATGAGCGTCGAGCAGGCGGGCGGCATCGCCGCCAAGACGCAGGAGCTCGGCAGGCGTGGCTATTTCGACCGTACCTGCGTGCTGCCGCAGCCGAATGGAATCGCGCGGGTGGTGTTCGTCGAGGTCAAGAAACCGAAGCGCGGCTGGATCGACCGCTGGCAGCAGCAGCGCCACAAGCAGTACCGCGACGCCGGCGCGGAGGTCGTGGTGGTGAAAACCTACGCCGACGTCGATGCGCTACTAGACAACAAACCGCGAGCCCCGTAAGCTGTGCATAGGTCGCTCTTCCGGTCGGGCGGGCGGCCCGCGTTACATTCCCGAACGCCGGCAGACCTGTGCATGCAACGGAAGTTCAACAGCAGACAGCGCCTCTACCTGGCCATCCTGGCCGGCTGGCGCTGCGTGATCTGCGACACACCGCTTTCCTTCGACCTGCATGGTGACCACGTCGTTCCGTTCGCGCGGAACGGCAAGACTCTGCTGCGTAACGGCCAGGCGCTTTGTCCGACCTGTAATCGCCGCAAAGGAGTTACCTGTGGCTCATCCAGTTCCAAGAAAGTGGCAGACCGACGCCCTCGCAATACTTAACAAACTATGGAAAGCATCGGCCTCGGCCAAGGCGCTGATCGCGGTCTGCCCGGGTGCCGGTAAAACGCTGTTCGCGTCGCTGGTGGCGCTCGACTATCTGCGCCAGAAGCTGATCGACCTCGCCATCGTCGTAGCGCCAACCGTCAACATACAGTCGCAATGGGTCGACGAACTGAACCGGGTCGGCGTGCTGGCGACCGACGAGGCAAGCAACGCCAATCTGCGCTGGCGGCATAAGGCCGGAGTTAAGCCGACCGAGCATTTTCAGGCCATCGTCATCACCTACCAGCAGCTGGCGCAGGACGCGCCGCTGTTCGTGGCCATCGCCTCGAAATACAAGATCATGCTGATCGGCGACGAGATCCACCACGCCGACGACAGCGCGGCGTTCGGCAAGGCGCTGGCCGACCTCGCCGACGAGGCCAAATACCGGCTGGCGCTGTCCGGCACGCCGTTCAACACCAAGGGCGGGGCGCTGGCCATGTGCGACCACGCCGACCAGATCGACGCAGACGGACACCATATTCGCCGCACCCTGGCGCTGTACGAATACAGCTTCGCCGACGCCATCGCCGCGACGCCGCAGGTGTGCCGGCCGATCGAGTTCATCAAGATGGTCGGCGTCGGGCAGGCGACCTACAAGAGCCTGCTCGACAACCACGAGTTCACCCGGCTGATCGACCTCGCCCGGCAGAACAAGAGCGACCGGCTGGGCAGCCTGCTCGAAGCCAGCGGCGATTTCATGGGCGGCATGATCCGCACGGCGCTCGAGAAGCTGGCCGACCTGCAGCAGCACGACCGCAAGGCCGGCATGCTGGTGGTGGCCCGCGACACGGCGCACGGCCACGCCATCATGCAGCGCATCAAACAGATCCAGACCGAAAAGGCGGAATGGCGCTTCCTGACCCTGACCGAAATCTACAACGACACGCCGGCGGCGCATAAGATGGTCGAGGCACTGCGCAACGACAACACCGATATCATCGTCTCGGTGCGCATGATCTCGGAGGGCGTCGACATCAAGCGGCTGCGCGTCGGGCTGTTCGCCACCGACTACCTGACCAAGATGTTCTTCATGCAGTTCGTCGGCCGCTTCTGCCGCTGGGAACCGCGGCTGTCCGGCAACATCGAGCACCCGCAGTTCGGCTGGGTGATCATCCCCGGCCACATAACGCTGCTCGAATACGCGCGCTCGATCGAGCGGATGGTGTTCGACGCCGCCGTCCGGCCCGACGGCACCGGCGAGCCGGGCGAAGAAAAGGTGGAACCGCAGAACGTCTTCGTCGGCGCCCAGTCGGCAGTCACCGACAGCGGCGTCATCTTCCGCTCGCAGGAGGACAACGAGCGCAACCTGGCGCAGACGCTGTTCGACAAGGTGCCGGAGGCGCGCGGCGTCATCACCGAGACGCTGGCCATCGCCATCGCCCGCGGCCTTAACGTGCAGGGCGCGGCGCCGGTCGAGCCCAGCCGGCCGCCGACGGCCGACTGGCGCGGTCGCAACAACGAGGTGGCGCGGCGGCTGGCCCAGCAGCTGGCCAACAACGGCAACAGCGATCGCGCGAAGGTCTTCGCCGACATCAACCAGAAGGCCAACCGGGCCGTCAACATCGGCAGGATGGACGGCCTGACGCCGGTGCCGGTGCTGATCCGCCGGCACCAGTTCCTGTCGGCGTGGCTGCACCGCGTCATTTTCGGCGACCCGCAAAACGCGCCTGACTTCAACGCCATATTCGGCAAGGCCAACCACAATGCGTGACCGCGAGAGCGTCGCTGGCGAGCTCTACGCCGAAGGCAGGGAGGCCGTCCGCGCCGGCGGCTACCAGCTGTCGCTACTGCCCATACACCTGATGTCCATCATCAACGGCATCGAGGGCTACCCCGGTGCGTTGTGGCGGGACCGCAAGGTCCCGCCGGAAGGCAAGCACGTACAGCTCGACAGCTTCCGCGACTACCTGATGCTGCCGGCCCGTGAAGGGCTGGGCCTGCCGTCGCTGCACTTCCTGCGCCAGGTGCTGGTGTCGGATGGCCCACGCGGCGAGAAGGCGCTGCAGCTGGTGCGCAAGGAGCTCAAGGAGGTCGACGATATCGAGCTCGACGAGCTGGCCGACCAGGAGAAGGCAAAGCTGCTCAGTGAGGGCAAGCTAGCCCGACACGGCGAGATCGGAGGTGGTCACGCCGGCAGAGGTGACAATGTAACCTCTGCTCGCGGCAACAACGCCGGCTACCTCGCGGCCCGCCTGGCCCGCGACCACCCAGAGCTGAGCAAACGCACGATGCTGCCGAAGCGTGACGCCGAGCACCTGTCGATCCATGCGGCGGCGATCGAGGCGGGCATCACTCGGAAGCCGACGCCGCTGGAGCAGATCCGCAGGGCGTGGATCAAGCTGTCGCTCACCGAGCGGCGAATCTTCCGCGCCGAAATCGATGGTGAGCGTTGACCGGTCGCTGACGCGAGGCGTAGGGTTGCCGGCTAAATGAGGGTGCGGCAGACCCGAGGAATAAGTACCTATTAAACAAGACGGCCGGACGCGTTGGTGCGCTGTCCGGCCGAGAAGAGCTTGCCCACCTAGCTACAGAGGACACACTCGATGGCCAATTCCTTAGCGCCAAAAACCCCCCGTATCAACACCCATCCGTTACTCGATCACCGTCTCGCTGCGTCACGCAACGGCTGGATGCAGTGCCCATGCCACTTCAAGCGGGGCTGCCGCGGCTGGCCACGCATCGCCTGCGACGAGGCGGCGATCAGGTCACACCGCGACTGGATGAACAGCGATTACTATGCCAGCACCGGCGTGCGGGTCACCGGCAATCTTGCAGTCTACGACTGCGATATCTCAATTCCTGCGGTCGCCGATTTGGTGCTCGACGACTTCTTCTCAATCGACCCGGAGGCGTTCAACGCCGCCATCCTGCGCGATTCCGAACGGGTCAGCGTGGCGCTGTTCTTCCGCAGCGACGCGCCGTTCAGGAAACGCCAGACGCACAGCTACACCGCCAACCCCGAGCTGCTGGTCGAGCTCGACGCGGCGCACGCCATGCCGGAGAGCGAGGAGGCCGAGATCCTGGCCAAGCGGCAGCGCATCAACATCATCCTCGACGCGCTGGAGCCGCAGAAGGTCGAGCTGTTCGGGCCGCTGTCGCAGGGCCGCCTGTTCGTCTACGAGGGCCCGCATAGCGAGGGCAGGCAGTACCATTGCGGCGAGCGGGCGCCGTGGAACACCCGCGTCAACGAGCTGCCGCATCTACCGATCGAGGCCGGACCGCTGATCGACCGCGCCGACGCGATCCTCGCCAAGCAGCTGACGCGAATCCCCGAGCCCGAGCGGATCGGTGGCGACGTGCTCTACGATCTCAAGCCGGAAACCCTGTTCCATCCCCTGAACGGCCCGCGCGGCACGCTGGAGGAGCTCACCGGCGGCCTCGACCGCGATGCCATCAACGGCATCCGCGGCTGCCTGCCGTGGACGCTGGAGGGCTCGCGCGGCCACGCCAACTGCAATTTGTACGTCTCGGTCAGCGGCCGCATCGCGGTCAAGGACTACAAGAACGAGCAGCTGCACTACATGGAGGCGGACCGCCCGGCGGCGCCTGTCCAGCTCACCGACGAAGTGCGCGCGGTACTGGCGGCGCTGTCGCCCGACGACGCCGAAACGGCATCCGACACATCCGACACATCCGACACATCCGACACATCCGACACGACGGAGTCGCGCTCGACGCGGCGCGAGGCCATCCCACAAGGCGACACCGAGCAGGCGACGCACGACAATGCGCGCGACTGGCTGCTGGAGAACGTCGCCTACTACGCCAACGCCTTCAAAGGCCGCGGCGGCGTGGTTTCCATCCATGCCGACGGCGAATGGCAGGCGCCGATCACTGTCGCCGCGCTGGCTGGCTCTATGGCCAGTTTCGGTTGGACCCAAGAGGGACCGCGCCAGGGGAGGCATTTCCGCAACCCGGCGGCGGCGTGGATGGCGCATCCGCAAAAGATCAACGTCTACGGCATCCGCATGCGGCCGGAGCTGCCGCGGCCGTTGTTCCGCGAGGATGAGCTTCTGTACGTCAACCGCTACGCACCGCCGGTGCACCCGGCGAAGGGCGGCGATCTAGGGCCGTTCCTGGCGCGGCAAAAGGCGATGGTGCCGAACGACGAGGAGGGCGAATGGTTCATCAACTGGGCGCGGTTGCTAGTGCAACAGCCGCACTGGCGGATGGTCGCGGTGGTGATGGTGGCGCGTGACAACGGCAGCGGGCGCGGGCTGCTGGCGGAGACCCTGCAGCGCGTGCTGGGCGAGCGGTTCGTGGTGTCGATGCCCTACGCCAACATATCGGGCGGGGCAAAGTTCAACGCCGAGATCGAGGGCCGGCTGCTGCTGCACGTCAACGAGGCGGCGACGCCGGACGGGCACAAGTTCTATCACCGCGGCTCGACGCGCGATTCGCTTAAGGACTTCATCGAGCCCAACCACGGCGTGCCGTTCAGGGTCGAGCCGAAGGGCATCGACGCCTATTACACCCGGGCGGCCGTATCGACGCTGATCTTCACCAACAACATCAACGGGCTGCCGCTCGACGAGGCCGATCGGCGCTTCGCCATAATGATAAATGGACCGCAGATGACGGCGGAGGAGATCAAGCAGTACCGCGCGTGGATGGAGGACCCGGCCAACATCGGTGCGCTGTACCGCTATCTGCGTGACACGCCGGTCGAACAGGATCGACGGATCTTCGACCCGTACATGGCGCCGCACTTCCGTGGGCGCGACCTGATGATCGACGCCGGCAAGACGGTGATCGACCACGCATGGGACATGGCGGTCGCCAAGCTGGAGACGGCGACCGAGCTGTACACGATGAGCCAGGTCATCATGGTGACGCGGCACTTCGCAAGAACGCACCATAACAGCGACTTCGATGGCCTGGTACGCAAGCATACGTTCAGCAACGGCCATCGTATCGGCGTCAAACGCCCAACCGAGAGCAATTGGCTGATCCGCTACGGCAGCGGCGAGGATAATCGCGAGCCGGTTTTCGCGTTCAGCGAGGCGGCGGCAAAACGCTGGACGAAGGCCGTCACCCACCAGATAAAACAGCAGCTGGACAAGGCGGAGAAGGTGGTTTTGGCCCCAGAGAAGGCGTTCAACAAACTTTTGAATATCGTCATAAACGAAAATGGAGACGGCAACGGCTAAAACTTGGCACCCCGGCACCCACATGGCACCCACTTTTGATTGGGTGTCAAAATCGTAAGTCGTTGGTGTCGTTACATAAATCCATATATTGTCCCCCTGTCCCCCAAATATGTATGTATGTGAGGGGGTATATATATGATTCATTCTATAGCCTCTTGTGTACGCGCGCGCGAGTCGGGGGACAGGGGGACAAATGGCACTTCTAGCGCTCGCGCACCCCGCCTATCCACGCCTACGCCCCGCCTACCGAAACCAGGAGGAAACCCATGGGTGAACGCAAGCGAAAGCTCGCATGGTTGAAGCAGCACATGGAGACGTTGATCCGCGTCGGCGAGACTGGCGGCGACATCGGCCTGGCAACCGACGAGGTGCTGTTGGTCGGGTTGCGGGCGCAGAAGGTTTCGCCGGAGATCCTCGCCGAGATGAAGGAGTGGGTCGCCGATCCGAAAAATATCGAGGCGATGTACCGTCAGATGAAGGCGCGAGACATATCAGGGTTTGATCCACTGGCGAAACCACCATGGTTGCAGCGGAAGCGTTGACAGCCCTCAATTAAATGTGCATATGAACATTTATCGTTCGTGTGCGCCAAGGAGGGCCACCCATGCAGCCACTGATCGCCCCTATCCCCAATCTCAACGGCAATTCCGCCGACAGCCTGGTGCAGCAGTGCCGGCAGATCCTCGACGCCGCCCGTGAGCTGCGCGACGCGATCCGCAACGCCAGCGATCTGGTGCACGGCCGTAATTTCCAGACCCTGCCCACGGTGGTGGCGGGCCTCGCACGCGAAAAGGCGGCAGAGGCGTGGCGCGAACGCCAGGCCTGGTTGCGCCGGTTCGAGGCCGAGGTCACCGAGATGGCGCTGACGATCGAGCGCGGGGGACTCTGACATGACCAGAGTTCTCAGCCTCGCGCTCGTCACCTGCCTCGCCATGTTCGCCGTCAGCCACGTGCGGCCGGTCCTCGCCGAGGACGACTGCGCCATGGGCACGCTCGCCGTGCAGCGGCTGCCCGACTTTGTCGGCGGCGACCTCGTCTGCATCTTCGAACCGCAGACGCCGTTCATCGACAGCGGCCGGCCATGAGCTGGCGGCTAGAATTTGCCAACCGGCGCGAGGCGCGAATCCTCGACGCCGAGGGGCGGCCGATCACCGGTTACCTGGATTGGCTGACCGCTCAGGACATCGTCAGCGCCCACAACATCGTCAACCCGGGCAAAGCGCCCGAACCCAAGGAGAAAACGAATGTCTGACCAACCGACCGGACGGACGGTGTTCAAATACACCGTGCTGCTGCAGCAGTATGTCGAGAACCTCGCCCGCATGGAGGTCGAGGCGGAAACGCCCGAACAGGCGCGCGACATCGCCTTGCGCGAGGCGCACACGGCGGTCTGGGTGGGCGGCACCGACGCCTACGACCCCGATGTCTATTTGGTGCGCGATGCGACCGGCGCCGATGTCTGGGAGCGCGTTTTTGGCGACATCGAGCCCGGCAAATAGGACTCGACGTTCCGGTTAAATGTGTCTATGAACGTTTTTGGCGGCCGATCCCCGGTTCCGCAGAGAGGTAGCGAAAATGTCCCATTACAGCGTGACCGTGTTCCTGGAAGTGCTCGACCCCGAGGCAGTGCGCGCCGCCGGCGTGCGCTACCTGATCGAAGAGGCGTTGCTCTCCGAGGCCGATGCCAAGGCCGAGCTCGTCGGCGATGAGGGCATTGAGAAGTCCCTGCGCTTCCTCATCGATCCCGGCAGCAACATTGACGGCATCGAGATCCAGGACAGCACTTGCGAGGTGCTGTCGTGACGCGCAATCCCAGCAAGTCCCTGCTCAACTGGCTGGCCGGCAACAACCGGCCAGACGCGTCCGGTTACACGGCGATCGATCCTGCTCGCTGGGAGGCGTTGAGCGTGCGTGACTACTCCGACGCTCTCACCTATCTGCGCGGCCGCTTTCCTGCGGCCGAAGTGACTATCGAACTGATTACCACGGCCAGCGGCTATTGCGCCGGTTGTGTCCTGCGTGTCGGGCGCCGCAAGTACGTCGTGAGCGGCAGCGTGAACGTTACCCAGCTCGTCCTGTTCGCCGACGGGATCGCCTACACCGCCGCAAAGCGGGCCAAGAGGTGATTACCGTGGTTGAGTTCGAAGAGCTCATTGATTGGCATTTCGAGCCGATAGCTCCGGCTCGCTCTGTACCGTTGATCCCGTATAGCGGCGAGCTCCTGCAGCCGCCGTTCTGGAACGTGCGCACGCGCAAGGTCGGCGGCTTGCGCTTCGTTTGGGTAGGGCGATTGTGTTTCTCGTACTGCCTGACACGGTCCAAAAATTAGGACTCGACTCTTCGATTAAATGTGCCTAGTAACATTTTCAGGCCGGCAAACCCGCCGGCCTGAAACCGTTAACGGAGGCACATAAAATGTCCCAGCTTACCGAAGTCACTGCCAAGCTTTTGGCAGCCTACGAGCGACTAGCCGACGGCGGCCGCATCAATAGCGGCGCCGCTTTCCAGGCCTACTGCGAAAAGTGGGGCCTGGATCACGCAGCGCTGATGGCCGAAGCACACGCGCGCATTGACGCCGAACTGTCAGCCCGGCGGGTGCGCACATGATCACGAACGCGCAAGACATGCTGGCGGCGCTCCGGCGCGGCGTTTGGTGCGGTGTGATCCTTTACGAGGGCCCTAGTGCGCTTGATGGCGCGCCGATCGTCGTTATTGCCAACCGGATCACGAGCGCAAGCGACAATGGCAAAACCGGCGCCATGGTGCAGAGCTTTGTAATCCGTTCGGACGTTGATCCGGTTACAGCGCTGAACACTGGCGCCGATGCCAGCATTTGCGGCGACTGTCAGCACCGGCCGCGGCGCGAGCGGCGCGCCGGCAAGAGCAAGCGCGTGCGCACCTGCTACGTGAACGTAGGCCGGTCGGTTCGGTCGGTTTATGCGGCGTACCAGCGCGGCCGCTATGCAAGGCCGGGCGTCGATTACGATCCTCGCATCGTGCCGATGCTGTTTGCCGGGCTCGCCTTCCGCAGTGGCACGTATGGCGATCCTACCGCGGCGCCGTACCAGGTCTGGCGCGCGGCCACCCTCCTGGCCCGGGCGATTACTGGTTACACGCATCAATGGCGCAACAAGCGTTTCAGGCACTTCGCCCGGCTTTGCATGGCGAGCGTCGATAGCGTGTCCGAGATGGAAGCGGCGCATGCCATGGGGTGGAGGACGTTTCGCGTTCGCACCCGGCAGGAGCCTAAGCAGGCCGGAGAGGCGATTTGTCCGGCCTCTGCAGAGGCTGGCCACAAAACCGACTGCGCGGCGTGCAGCGCATGCGGCGGCTTATCGGCAAAGGCCCGTGTTTCCATGGTGATCATTGCCCATGGATCAACCGCCGTTCACTTCGAGCAGGAAAGGCTTGCAGCATGATTTTCAAGACCCATCACGGCGCGGTGCAGCGGGCGCTATTCGAGAGCTCGTTTTCCCGGACTCACGTCTGGCGAGTGGTAGCCAACACAAACAGCACGCAAGTCGCTCAGGGTTTCACCTGGCGCTTGAAAAAGCAGCGGCGGAAGGCGCCGCTTGCCACGGCGTGAAAATGTGTCTATGAACGTTTCCGGCGGCGATTTGCCGCCGGACCCTTAAAGGAGCTCTGACAAATGATCGACATGACGGAAACCGAACGCGCTGCCCTCGCAGCCTTTGCCGGCAAGTATGGCCACCAGTGGAAAGCCTATCTCAAGGCAGCCTGGCTCAGCTACCGCCACAACGGCTTGAACATGGGTGGCCAGGATAGCGGCACGTTGCGCGAGATCCGTAACACCCGCGGCATGCGCTGGCTCGAAAAGGTGCGCACTGCCGATCTGCAGATGGTCAGGACCAAGGATAACACGTCGCTTGATGCATGGTGGCAAGCGGCCATCGTGGCGTTTGCGGCGCGCGGCCTGTCAGAACCCCTATGGGGCGAAACACGCGACGCCTATCAGGTAGGCGAATCACCTGAGACGTGGGCCGATTACGTGCTCAACGCCGGGCCCGACTTCGAACGTGAGCGGCGTCACCCGGTGGCGATCGTTAACGGGCTTGTGGGCATGCCCACGCCGCGGCTGCAACGCATGTTGGAGTTGCTCACCGAACAACCGAACGGCGATCCCGGTTGCGTCACCCTGGCGCAGCGCATCCGGGTGGAGCTCGCCGCGCGGCTTGTCCGCGACGCCGAGTCCAGCCTTGGTACGCTCAGCGCTGGCCAGCGGCGCGATTTGGTCGCCGATCGTACCAGCTGGGACCGTGTGACGATCGATGCAGCCGTGGCCGCTCTGCCGGACTAGCCTTTCCCGCCCTTCCGACTATCCTGGTAAGCCCGGAACCAAACGGTTCCGGGCTTATCGCTTTTTTGTGATATGCCCACAATCGACCGGCAAGGCCACCTGGACGAGCGCGAGGCATGAGCCGCCATCCTACAGCCCCCAAGCGTTCCTCGCGCGCTGGCGCCCCCTCCGCGGCGCGCCCCATGCCGCCATGGCGTGCCAGGTTCGCCGAAGAGTACGTCAAAGACCTATCGACAACCCAAGCGGCGATAAGGGCAGGCTACTCGCCTAAACGTGCCGACGTTCAGGGTTCAATCGCCTTAAGAGACTCAAGGGTTCAGGCCCGTATCGCCGAATTGCAGGCCAAAAGATTGGCCCGAGTCGAGATCGATGCTGACTTTGTTTTGCGGCGCTTATGGGAGGAAGTGAACGCCGATTCGGCCGACCTTTACGACGCAACTGGTAACCTTAAACCGGTCCGGGATTGGCCCGTGGTTTGGCGCCGTGGATTGGTCAGCACCATTCGCACGACACGCCTATACGGCCGCGGCGCCGACCGTGGCGAAGAGATAGGCGTGCAGACTGACATCGTCCTGGTAGATCGCGCGCGACGGCTCGAGCTCCTCGGCCGCCATATCAAGGTTGGCGCTTTCTCGGACAAGGTGACAGTCGGGCTCGACACGCCGTTGCAGGAGCTCTTCCGGCAGATAGCTGGCAACGTCATTCGTCCGGCAAGCGAGCGTCGGGCGATCGACCATCGCCCCTTGGATCCGGGCGAAACGGTCGACATCGACCCCAGCATGCAACCAGAGGATGGTGAAGAGCCCTCGTCCTAGGCCTATGCATGAACGCATAGGTTGTAATTAGATCGACGATGAGGGCAGAGGAGCGGCGACCACAGGCCGCGGCCGGCGCGCGCGCTCGCTTCGCTCGCGCGCAAGCGGAGCTCGCTATCGCTCGCGAAGAGTCGGACCCCTGGGGGCTCCCCCTCACTTCGTTCGGTGGGCCCCGATCAAGATTCCAATGTTCATCGAGTCAGAAACTCCTGATTTTTGAGCCGATTTTCCCGATAGGAGAATAGTCCTATCTGAAATGGGACCCCTATCCGATGGGACTCCCATCTTTGAGACACCCGTAACCAGTGCTAAAGGAACCGATCTGACAACAACGGGAGTGGTAGCATGACAAGCCTCGGCGAATACCGCGTCGGCATTGATTTCAATCCGTCCAAATCGCCCGTCGTCGACAAACTCAAGACCGCCGCCGCGGAATTGATCGATCTGATCGACGAGATCGAGGACAAGGCCGACGGCGAGGTCAAGCGCCTGAAGGCACTGGCGCAGACCCATGCAGAGGACGCCGCCATGTGGGCGGTCAAGGCCGCCACCAAGAAGCCGCGCGACGGCGCCTGACTCACTGAAGGCTGCGGCTTGACGTCGGTGCAGCACGCCCGCGATCTCTTGCACGAAGCTGGGTTCACCACCGAGCTGCAGCACGGCGTCAGCTGGCCCGGCGACGAGCTGATCCTCAGCTGGGCCGGCAACGTCGTCGGCACGCTGTTCATCCGCGCCGGCATGATCCGTTCGCAGGACCTCGGGCTGTTCCTCGACAACGTGAGCCACCGGGTGATCCGATGACGCCGCTCGACGTCGACGCCGCGCACGTCGCGGTCATCCGCGCCCACGTCGCCAACTGCCGCCACGCCGGTAAGGTTGAAGTTACCTTGCCCCGCGCCAGCCTCGAGGTGCTGCTCAAGCTGTTCGACGCACACGAACTGCTGAAAGACCACCGCGGCATCGACGACTGGCCGGACGGCGGCGGTCCCGAGCAGCGCAAACGCTGGGAGGCCAGTGAGCACAGCGAACTCGGCAAGCTGCAGGCTGCAACGACAAGCCAGGTCGACGGCAAGCGATGATGAACGCGTACTGGACCCGGCTGCACGACGACACCTACGACCTGCATCGCGACGACGAGGAACTCGACGCCGAGATTGTCTGCCTTCGCCGCGGCCTGTTCGTCCCGGAATACGCCGCCAGGATGGAAGCCGAAACGGAGATCGTGCGGCGCTACCACGAGCTGGTGGCCAATCGCATGCTGGAGGTCTGCCTGTTCAGGCATCGCCACCCGGAGGACCCGGGGTGACCGAGAACCAGGCCAAGGAGCAGCTCACCCGCGCCGGCTACGGCGTCACCACCTCGACCAGCTGGAACGGCGAGGAGCTGCTGCTGACCTGGCCCGGCCGCGGCCCCATTGGCGTCTTGTTCTGCCGCCACGGCGAGGTCGACGAGCGCGAGGTCGCGATGTTCATCGAGCACGCGGAGCGGCAGCTGTGAACGCCGAGCCGCGTCCGTCTTACTGGCTCAAACCGTTTGACAAGCTGACGCCGGGCGAACAGCAGAAAGCCATTTCCGACGTCGAGTGGCGGCTGTCCAACCTCTACAAGATCACCAACAAATCCGGCGCCATCGTCACCTTCAGGCCGTGGCCTGAACAGCGCCGCTTCATGCGCGCTTTGCACTACCGCAACCTCATTCCCAAGGCGCGCCAGCGCGGCTTCTCCACCGTCATCCAGCTCTTGATGTTCGACGCCTGCCTGTTCCAGGAAAATACCTCCGCGGCAATCATCGCCCAGGACGAGGACACGGCACGGGTGATCTTCGAGCAGAAGGTGCGCTTCGCCTGGGACCATTTGCCCAACGTCGTCAAGGAGATGGTCGGCCTGAAGTACCTGACCAAGACCGAGCTCGCCTTCAACACCGGCTCGACCCTGGTTGTCGCCACCTCGACGCGTGGTTCAACCCTGCAATATCTGCACGTCTCAGAATACGGCAAGATCTGCCAGCGCTACCCGGACCGGGCGACGGAAATCCAGACCGGCTCGCTGCCTTCCGTCGACCAGTACGGCGTCACCTGCATCGAATCGACCATGGAGACGCCCTACGGCATCTTCGCCGACATGGTTCGCAACGCGCGTCAGCTCGAGGAAGCCGGCCATACGCCGGGCCCGCTCGAGTGGAAGCTGCATTTCGCCTCGTGGTGGGACGCCCCGGAATATGAGGCCGATCCGTCCTCGGTGATGATCAGCCAGAACGACCTCGCCTATTTCTACCGGCTCGAGGGCGAGATCCGCCGCGACATCTCCGAGAGGAAGCGCGCCTGGTACGTGCTGACCCGCCGCAATCTGTTCGGCGACGACCAGCTCAAGATGTTTTCCCAGTATCCGTCGACGCTGGAAGAGGCGTTCACGGTGTCGACCGATGGCCTCTGGCTGTCGCAGCAGCTGGCCAAGGCGCGTGTCGAGCGCCGCATCACCCGCGTGCCCTACGACCCCGGCCGCCCGGTCAACACCTTCTGGGACCTGGGTCTCAACGATGATACCGCCATCTGGCTGCACCAGGATTTCGGCCCCGCCCAGCACTTCATCGATTACATCGAGGGCACCTCGGAGCCGCCGTCCTACTACGTCCGCCAGCTCAACGAGCGCGGCTATGTCTACGGCTGGCATTACCTGCCGCACGACGCCAACCACCGCCGCCCCGGCGCCGAGCATTTGAAGACCTACGTCGACCTGCTGCGCGACCTCGGCATGCGCAACCTCGAAACGGTGCAGCGCACGCCGCACGTGCCGGATGCCGTCGACCAGCTCAGGGAAGCCTTCGGAACCTATTACATCGACGCCGAGAACTGCGAGCAGGGCCTGCGCCATCTCGAAGGGTTTTCCAAGACCTGGAACGACAAGATGGGCACCTGGATGCCGGTCATCGCCAAGAACGGCCACCAGCACGCTGCCGATGCCCTGCGCCAGCACGCCCAGATCCGCCATCTTCGGTTCGGAACAGGCGCCAGCCGCTGGACGCCGCGCAAGAACAAGTCGGGGTTAGCCGCATGACATCGAGACAGTGGCCCGAGCGGGTTGCCAAGCTGTACTGGCGCAACGCCCGCATGCAGGAGAAAGACAGGCAGACGAAGCAGCACACCGCCGCCAGCCTAGTCGAGCGCCAGGCGCTTGGCCTGCCGGGCTGCGGCAGAAAGCCCACCGCGCGGTTCCCCTGCCTGCCGGCCAACAATCGCGGAGGCGGCTTCCAGCCCAGCCGCGCCGAGCTGAAATCGCGCATCACCCTGCCGAAGCTGGGGGAGCGGCCATGAACGCCGCAAAAATCGCGCTCGACGCGGCCAGGCAGGTCGAGGACCTGTTCGCCCAGCACCATAACAGCGTCAACCAGCGGCTCTCCCACGTCCAGATGGTGATCAACCGCGCCATCGTTCAGGCGCTGCAAGAGTGCGGCTACCCGAAAACCTCCGCACTTCAGGCCGATCAGGCCGATAATTGCTGCGGAGATTTTCGGCCTCGAGAAATCAATGACTTACGCCGTGGCGGCTCCGAAAACCTCCGCAGCGGCCGCGGAGGTTTTCGGCTGTGACCGGCGACGAGCTCAGGTTCGAGATGGTGACGCTGTTCCGCCAGCATCGTGACGACGCGCTGCGAAGGCTGGTTGCCGGCGTACTGCGCCGGGCGGCCGCCGGCCTTGAATCGGATGACGTCTGCTCGTGTGTAGCCGATCACTTCGATCCTGCGACCACCACCGCTTTCAAGATCGTGCCCAAGATCGTCGACGGCTGCGCTGAGTTCCACGTGGTCGGCCGGCGATGAGCGACTGCAATGGATGAGAACACCGTCACGGCGCTGCGCGAATGGGCCGCGGAGTTCAACGCGGAGGCGCTGCTGGCGGACGGCTACGAGGACGCCTTCATCGGCATGGCCGAACGCTGTAGCCAACCATCGCTTGCCGTCTACGACACCGACAAGTGCATCGAAATCCTGATGCAGCGCGACGGCATGACCTACGCGGAGGCGGTCGAGTTTTTCGACTTCAACACGCTCGGCGCCTGGGCCGGCGAGATGACGCCGTTGTTCCTGTCGCGCCCGCCCGAGGAGTTTACAGACACGGACAAATAGCCGAAATAGACTTGACAGGCGCGCCGCCCTTGCCCGGTACGACAGGACCAGGCGCTTGGAAGACCACGTTCTCGACCTGTCGAAACGGTTGTGGGAAACCAGCCGCTTCGGCCTCACGGCTATTGGTACATGGGCACGCATCGACGATCGCTGGCGACCGTGCATGGCGATCGTGCTCAATCGCGGGCCTTTGCGCCCCGCCATCATCTCGGTCGATGACGCCTGGAAGTGGTCGGACGTCATCGGCGCGCCCGAGCCGCACGCCATCCGTATGCTCGGCTTCCTCGGCGTCGAGGTCACCGAAGAGAACATCCGCAAGCTGATCACGCTGGTCAACAGCCGCATGCGCGAGCTGCTGTCGATACCGCCGCGGCCGCGTGACGCCGAAGAGCACGCCGAGCCGGTGGCCGAGCTGACCCTTAACGACGAACTCAACGGGCGAACCGAGGTGGAGCTGTAATGGCTGACATGTTCGATCTCGGCGCCGACGACGGTTCGGTCCGCCGCGTCAAGGACAAGTCGACCTACGGCGACCCGATGCCGGCGCACCTGCCGCCGACCACCTCGATGAAGACGCCGGACCGCGGCTCGTCAAAGACCACCAACCTCGACAGCCCCGACATGCAGGACCTGCATCACCAGATGCTCGCCTGCTACGCGGATGAACTTGATAGACAGGGCGACAACCGCGCCGAGATGGCCGAGGACGAGGATTTCTACGACAACATCCAGTGGAATCCCGACGACGCCCAGCAGCTCCGCGATCGCGGGCAAGTTCCTCTCGTTTATAACGTCATCTCGACCTCGATCGACTGGATCTCAGGCTCCGAGAAACGCGCCCGCACCGACTTCAAGGTGCTGCCGCGCAAGAAGGAGCAGGCCAAGCAGGCCGAGAAGAAGACGGCGCTGCTCAAGTACCTCTCGGACGTCAACCGCGAACCATTCCACATCTCCCGGGCCTTCGAGGACGCCGTCAAGGTCGGCATCGGCTGGATCGAAGATGGTTTGGACGGCGACAGCGAGGACGAGCCGCTCTACAGCCGCTACGAGAGCTGGCGCAACGTGCTGCACGACACCGCGGCGACCGAGCTCGACGTCAATGACGGGCGCTACATCTTCCGCTCGAAGTGGGTCGACCTCGACGTCGCCATCGCCATGTTCCCCAAGCGTCAGGACGTGCTCCGCTCGTCGGCCGAGCGCGGCGACGACTTCATCCAGCGCGACCTCTACGGCGACGCGCCGATGGACAGCCAGGAGATGGCGCTCGAGCAGGCCTACGGCTCGACCACCGGGTCGCGCGCCATCGAAGGCTTCCAGCGCCAGCGCGTCCGCATCATCGAGGGCTGGTACAAGCGGCCGGTGACCGCCGGCAAGATGAAGGGCGGCACCTTCGACGGCGAGATGTTCGACGCCTTCTCCGGCGGCCACAAGCTCGACCTCAAGAACGGCGACGCCCAGCTGGTCGAGAAGACCATCATGCGCGTCCACATCGGGCTGTTCACCGAGGCGGGCATGCTGTGGTGGTCGGAGAGCCCCTACCGGCACAACCGCTTTCCGCTGACCCCGATCTTCGCCTACCGCCGCGGCCGCGACGGCGCGCCCTACGGCGTCATCCGCCGGCTCAAGGACATCCAGGTCGACGTCAACAAGCGTGCGTCGAAGGCGCTGCACATCCTGTCGACCTCCAAGATCATCATGGACTACGACGCGCTGCCCGACGACATGAGCTTCGAGGAGTTCCAGGAGGAGGTCAGCCGGCCGGATGCGATCATTCGCAAGATGCCGGGCAAGGAAATCGACATCAACGCGGACCGTGACTTAGCTCAATGGCACCTCGAGCTGATGAGCCGCGACATCAACATGATCCAGCAGGCCAGTGGCGTCACCGACGAGCTGCTCGGCCGCAAGACCAACGCGACCAGTGGCGTCGCCATCCAGCGCCGGCAGGACCAGGGCTCGCTGGCCACCGCCAAGCTGTTCGACAACCTCCTGTTCGCCTGCCAGGTGCACGGCGAGAAACTGCTCGCCAACGTCGAGCAGTTCATGGATCAGGAGAAGCAGTTCCGCATCACCAACCAGCGCGGCAAGTCGGACTACGTCACCGTCAACGACGGCCTGCCCGACAACGACATCACCCGCAACAAGGCCGACTTCGTCATCAGCGAGGCGGCGTGGCACGCCACCATTAGGCAGGCCGCCGCCGACGAGCTGATGGAGGCGATGAGCCGGCTGCCGCCGGAAGTCGCCATCCTGCTGCTCGACCTCGCCGTCGAGAACATGGACCTCCCCAACCGCGAGGAGATCGTCAAGCGCATCCGCTCGGTCACCGGCCAGTTCGACCCGAACAGCGAGACGCCGACGCCGGAGGAGCAGCAGCGCATGCAGCAGATGGCGCAGCAGCAGGCAATGCAGCAGGCGCTGCTGCGGGCGCAGCTGGAGAAGGCGATCGGCGACGCCAAGGCAGCGATGGCCAAGGCGGATCAAGCTACAGCCTTGGCGCAGGAGACCATGGCCAAGATCCCCGGCCACAACGTCGATGCGCAACAGAAGGCGCTGGACGCCGCGCAGGTGGCGATATCGGTGCCGGCCGCCGCGCAGGTCGCGGATTACATCTTGGCGGAGTCCGGCTTCGTCTCGCAGACCGACAAGGATGCGACGGCGCTGGCCCAGATGCAGGCGGCAGCCGCCGCCGCGCAACAGCAGCAGGCCGCTGCCCAACAGCAACCACCGCCCGGCATGCAGCCCGGCGGTCCGCAGCCCGGTGCGGATCAACAGCTCGGTATCGGCGCACCGCCACCGGGCCCCTAGGAGGACACCATGCCACGCATGAAGATCAGCGATGACGATTTCGACCTGTTGACCGAGGAAGAACGCATCGGTCTCAAGGAGCACCTGGCCGAACTGGACGCCGAGACCGAGGCCGAGGACGCCGAGATCGCCGCCGCGGCGAAAGGTGAGCCGGAAGCCGCTGCCAAGGAGCCCGTCGTCGCGGCCGAGCCCGAGCCGAAAGAGAAGCCCGCCGAAGCTGAGCCCGAGCCCGAGTCCGAGGAGGAGGAGGAGGAAGAGTCCGGCGAGGAGGAGGCCGCGGAAGACGAGCCCGTCGAGGCCGCAGAGGACGACACAGAGGACGAGCCGGCCACCGCCGGCGAGCCGGAACGGGAGCCGGAGCCGGCAGCCGCGCAGCCGCAGGCGGTCAGGCCGGCGCTGCAGCTGACGCCGACCGAGGAGAAGCGGCTGGCCGCCATCCCCAAGCAGATGCGTGAGATCGCCCAGAAATTCGACGAGGGCGAGCTGACCGCGGTCGAGATGCGCGATCAGCAGGAGGTGCTGCAGGACGAGCTGGACGAGCTCAAGGAAAAGCGCGTGCTGGCCAAGGTCAGCCGCGACAACGTCGAGCGGACCTGGTTCGACGTCACCATTCCGCTGTTCCTGAGCAAGCATACCGAATACGTGACCGGTTCGGCCCGCCACAAGCTGCTCGACACGCTGGTGCGCGAGGCGCAGCTGGCGACCACCAACCCGACCGATCCGAAGATCCTGGCCGATGCCCACGCCAAGATCATCGCCGAGCTCGGCGAGGTCGACGGCGCCAAGCCGGCCAAGAAGAACGGCAAGGAAAAACCGCGGCGCGAGCTGCCGCCGAACTTCAAGGACATCCCCGCCTCCGACCAGACGGTGGTGACGCAGCCCAACAAGTTCGCCCGGCTCGATAAGCTGAAGGGCGCCGACTACGAGAAGGCGTTGGCCAAGCTGACGCCGGCCGACCGCGACGCCTATCTGCAGGGGGCGTAGAGGATGTTCAGTAAGACGTTGCACGTTGGCGAGGCAATCGAGATCGGCGATGTCGCCGCGGTCAGGGTCGAGGAAAAATCCGGGTGCCGGGTGAAGCTGTCGCTGTTCACCGACCTGCCGATCCGCATGCTGGCAGAGGGCATCATCCCGCCGCGCTACACCTACGGCCTGGTGGCACCGGCGCGGCGCGTGCTCGAGGCTGTCTACGCAAAATGAAACAGCATACGTAATTCGCCGCTAATTCGCCGAAACCGCATACGTAAATCGCCACTAAATCGCCGCCGCTTGCCGCGACGGCGCATTAGCGGTATTTCTCGCGCAAAGCGCAGGACGTGCTGACCTTCCAGGAGGCACGTTCATGGCAGGCCCGACGACAATTCCTTTCGGTGATCCGAAAGCCGTCAAGCGCTGGTCAGGCCAGCTTTTCCTAGACATCCTCACCAAGGGCTACTTCGACCGTAAATTCGTGTCGGAGAGCGACAACTCGGTCATTCAAAGGCTGACGGATCTCGAATCCGACGCCGGCGACACGATCAGCTTCGACCTCTCGGTCCAGCTGAGGAACAAGCCGACGACCGGTGACAACCGCCTCGAGGGTAAGGAAGAGAACCTGCGGTTCTTCACCGACCAGGTCTACATCGACCAGATGCGGCACGGCGTCTCCGCCGGCGGCAAGATGAGCCGCAAGCGCACCGTCCATAATATCCGGTCAATTGCCCGCGACCGCCTGTCCGACTACTGGTCGCAGTACATCGACCAGATGAATTTCGTCTACCTCTCCGGCTCGCGCGGCATCAACCAGGACTACATCGAGGACATCAGCTGGGCGGGTTTCGCCGGCAACCCGATCGACGCGCCGGATGCCGGTCACATCATCTACCCCACCGCCACCGGCACCGCTGCCACGCTGGTGGTCGGCGACGTGATGACCCGCGCCGTCGTCGAGCGTGCCGCCGTCAAGGCGACGATGATGCGGGCGCTCGACCCGACAACGGCCAATATGATCGCCATCAACATCGAGGGCGAGCAGCATTACGTGCTGATCATGTCGCCGTTTCAGGAGTACGATCTCCGGGTGACGGATTCCGGCGGCTGGCTCGACATCCAGAAGGCCGCGGCGCAGGCCGAGGGCCGTAACAACCCGATCTTCAAGGGCGGGCTGGGCATGATCGACAACGTCGTCCTGCACAGCCACGAGAACGTCATCCGCTTCGACAATTACGGCGTCGGTTACCCGGCCGGCTCGGTCAAGGCGGCACGCGCGCTGTTCATGGGCCGTCAGGCCGGCGTCTGTGCCTACGGCTCGGCCGGCGGGCTGCGCTTCACCTGGACCGAGGAGATGTCGGACCACGGCAACGAGCCAAAGGTCGCCGCCGGTGTCATCATGGGCGTGAAGAAGTCGCGCTTCAACGGCAAGGACTTCGGTGTGCTGTCGATCGACACCGCGGCCAAGGACCCGAACGCGTAAGGAGAGATTTCTATGGCAATTGCTACGCCTGTCGCGGGTCCTGCCGTCAAGGGCAACCAGCCCGTCAGCTACCCCGGCTCGGCCGGCGACGTCATCTACAACCGTTTCACGATGTCGGTGCCGCTCAACACCGCGATCGGCAGCTGCCTCGAGATCGGTGTCATTCCGCCCAACTGCCGGGTCGTCGACATGGTTCTCGAGAACGACGCGCTCGGCGCCTCGGTCACTGCCAGCGTCGGCGTCATCAGCGACAGCCGTACGCCCCCCGCACCGCCGGGTTCGTACAGCGCTGCCGATCTTGCCGCCCGCACCACCGGTACCGAGTTTTTTGCCGCGGCTACCGCGCTTTCGGCGGCCGCTGCCACGCGCATGAGCGCGGCAACCGGCTTCAAGGTGGCGCCGGCCCCGTACGAACGCGGTATCGGCATCACTACCGCCGGCGCGACCACCACACCGGTGGGCAACATCACGCTCGGCGTATGGCTTGCAGCTGCTGCTTGAGTCTCGGCGCAGTTAACCGGGCAAGGAGACTCGAGTACATCCGGCGGCCCGCGTCGCCTCGTCCTCTTCAGGCTGCGCGGGCCGCCGGGATCGTTTGAAGAGGAGAACGACATGGCCAAGAAACCCGACGACTCCTTGAGCTGGGGTTCGTCCCTCAAGCGGCTGTTCGGGGGCGGCGACGAGCCGTCGACCATCGGCCAGGGGTACGAGTGGCTGCGGACCCACACCCTGACCGGCGATCCGGTCAAACCCGATCCGAACGTCCTGCGCGACCAGATGCGGGCTCTCGACAAGCCGGCCGCCGCCGCGCCGACCAAGCCGAACAAGCAGCCGCCGCGGGTCCGCAATCCGACCACCAAGACCACCAAGACGATCGTCAAGTCGCAGCCGCAGGCAGTCGTCACCAGGCAGGCGGCAACGTCCTTCGCCGGTCCCGAGAGCAACCGCTCGTCCGGCTACACCACCTCGGCCAGCTACGGCCGCAACCCCAAGATCGGCAAGTCGTCGGCGGTCTTCGGCAGGGGCAACCTCGCCGCGCACGGCGCCACGCACGACACCAAGGGGCTGAAGTTCTTCCGCGGCAAGGATTGACGCCATGGGCCTGAAGGTAGGACCACCGCGCTCCAAGGGCGGCCGCGCCTTCGACAAGGCGTTCGCTGCGGCGCGCAAGAACCCCAAGGCCAAGACCTTCACCTTCGGCGGCAAATCCTACAGCACTGCGCTGGCGCCGACCGGGTTGGCTGCCCTGCAGAAGACCAAGCCGAAGGGCGCATCGACCCAGACCGCCGCCGCTGATGTACCGCGTCCAAAGCCACGGCCCGACACCACAGCAGCCAACGTGCCGCTGCCGAAACCGCGGCCTGACTACACGCCCGACGTGCCGCGGCCGGCGCCGTCGAAGACCGTCGAGATCCAGCGCATCGCCGAACAGCAGAAGGGCAAGCCGCTGCCGCCAGCCCCCAACCAGGCGCAGCTCGCCGGCAACGTCAGCTCCGCGGTCGCCGCCGCCCGCGACAACGACACGGCACGGCTCGCCGCGGCACGGGCGCGCGCCGCCGCCGCCAATCCGGCGCGTACCGCCGCCGATATCGCCGACACCCGTAAGCGCATGGAGCTGGCGACCGGCTCGCCGTCGCCGCGCGGTACGGCGGTGCGCACTGCTAGCGTCAAGTCACCTATGCCCGTTACCCGACCGACGCAGGTGGAGGTCGCCTCGAACACACAACCGCTAGCGACCGCGACGCGGGTGCAGCCGGTGACCGGCTATGCCAAGGTGGTCGGGCGTGAGGTGACGCCGCCCAGCTCGAAGATGGCGCGTACCGGACCGCGGCTCGGCTCGCCGGAGCCGATGGCAGCGGCGCCGCCGGTGCGTCAGCCGGCCAAATTCTATGTCGGCAAGCGGATCGCGCCCGATGTCGTCAAGACCACGCGCGTGGCGGCGCAGAAGGGTGACCGTAAGGTCAACGCCAAGGCGAGCACGTTTTCGACGTCGAACGGACCGCACGACTACAGCCGTCTCAAGTTCTTCCACCCGGGTAAAGGCTGATGGCCGTCTATTCCGCCCCCCGCACCAGGCCTGCACGGGCTCCCCGGCCATACGCCAACAAGGAGCTAGAGCATCCGCAGGCGCCGCCTCGAGAATTGGTCGATCCCGGCTGGCTGCCGCCCGGCAACACCCCGATGCGACGGCAGATGTCTGCAGAGGCGAATCGCCAGTTTGGCGGTCGCGCGTATATCCAGAAGATCCCGCCCGGCGGCGCGACGCGCAAGCGAGCGATGGACACCAGCATCCACGACACCAGCAGGCTGAAATTCTTCAAGGATTGAATGACGATGGCGCGCAAACCTCCGACCAGGATCGCCGGCAAGACTTTTCGCACCGACACCGGCGGCACTGTTAAGATGGCCAAGGCGACGACACCGTTGATGCCGCCGAAACGCAGCGCGCCAACCAATCGCAAGGGCAGAAAGGGCTGATCCCATGCTCGTTCAAAGCAAACTCGGACCGGTCGAGGTCATGGTGTTCGACCACACCTATTCGTTCGAGCTGGACGAACATGGTCGCTATGTCGTCGAAGTGTGGGACCCCAAGCATCTCAACGTGTTGCTTAGCGTCGTCCACTACCGGGTGGTCGACAAGGATCCGCAGCCGCTGGTGCTGACCTCGATCGAGCCAACGACCGCCGTGCTCGGCGACCCGGACCTGACGCTGCGTTGCCTCGGCACCGGCTTCGCCCGCGACGCGGTGATCGTCTTCGGCGAAAATCAGGAGCCGATCGTCTACGTCTCCAGCGAGGAGGTGACGACCGTCGTCAAGCCGTCGCTCGGCTGGGGCGCCGTCACGCTTCCGGTGCTGGTGATGAACGGCGATATGGCCAAGACCGATTCGCTCGATTTCACCTTCACCGATCCGGCGGGCGCTACGCAGGCCTCGGCGACCACTGATCGCCCCGATCCGATCCCGGTTACCGAGATCGGCGGCGTCGGCGCCACCACGGCCGCCAAGCTGGAGAGCGTCGGCATCACCGACTGCCGCCAGATCGCCGCGTGGACTGACGCGGAGGCGCAGGCTGTCGACGACAAGCTCGGTCTGAGCGGCCGCATCCTGCGCGACGACTGGATCGGCCAGGCCAAGGCCCTGATCGGATGAGTGGATGCCGACCGGAAGCGAGATCCTTTCCCGCGCTGCGATCCTGCTCAATGACGTGGATCACGTCCGCTGGCCGCTCGCGGAGATGTGCGACTGGCTGAACGAGGGCGTTCGCGCCACCTGTCTCGGCAAACCTTCGGCGTCTTCCACCACCCGGGTGCTCAACCTGCAGGTCGGCACGTTGCAAAACGTGCCGGTGAACGGCGCCCTGGCCAAGCCGCTGTCGCTGCTCGGCCTCAACCGCAACATCCTCGACGCCGCCGAGCCGCGTAAGGGCGGCCGCATGATCAAGCGCACCGATCGCGCCGTCCTCGATGCGACCGAGCCCGACTGGCACAACCGCGGCCGCGTGCAGTTCCGCAAGGAGGTGCGCAATTACTGCTACGACGAGCTGGTGCCGTTGCAATACTACGTCTACCCCGGCAATGACGGCACCGGCATGGTCGAGGCCGAGCTGGCGACGCTGCCGCCGCCGATCGTCATCGACCCCACCGACAGCCCTGCCGCCATCGACAGCTACGCCATCGACGTCGGCCTGCCTGAGCCATACTCGGTGCCGCTGCTGGACTACGTTCTGTATCGCTGCCAGTTGAAGGACGACCTTGACGGCCAGGCAGGCCGCGCCGCCGTACACTATCAGCAGTTCGCCACGGCGATCGGTCTCAAGATCCAGGTCGAGAAGGCCCACTCCCCGAATGCGAGGCCGTGATGCGCGACATCGATGACTTCCTCCCAGATGTCCTGACCTTCGCTCCCAATTGCAACGAGCCGCTGGCGCTCAAGGCGATCCGCGAATCGGCGCGACGGCTATGCCAGAACGCCCGCCTGTGGCGGCAGCACGACGAGATCACGCTGGTGACGCCGGAATGCACCGGCATCTGCACCATCGCCGACGCGGCGATCGTCGACATCGAACAGGCACAGATGCTCGACGCCGACGGCTACGGCCCGTTCAACCTCGAGCCGAAGACCATGGCGTGGATGAACGACAACCGGTCGGACTGGACCGACGACACTGAGAGCGGCCAGGCCAGCTATGTCTTCCAGCTCAACCCCAACAGCGTCAGCGTCTACCCCCGGCAGGCCGGCCTGCTGCGGCTGAAGCTGGTGCTGAAGCCGTCGCTCGAGGCGGTGACGCTGCCCGACTGGCTCTACGACCAGCACCGCACGGCGATCGGTCGCGGCGCCGCCGCGATCGTGCTGACGACGCCGTCGGACTGGGCCAACCCGCAGCTCGGCGGCGTAATGGACGACCGTTTCACCTCGCAGATCGCCACGGCGCGAACCGAAGCCACCAAGGGCCAGCAGGGTGCACGCCTGCGCACCAAGGGAGACTGGTTCTGATGCCTGCCTCGACCTATCTCGGCAACATGGTGCTCGAGGCCGCCTTGCGCGGCGGCGCCTTCACCGTCCCGGCGCGCGTCTACGTATCTCTGCATACGGCGGATCCCGGACCGACTGGCCTCAACGAGGTCACCACCGCCGCCTGGCCGAGCTATACCCGCAAGGACCCGGCGCAGGGCGCGGCGATCGCTACCGGCTTCGATCCGGTCGCCGCCAAGACCACCAAGAACAGCAAGCAGATGAATTACGGCGCCAATGACGGTACCGTCGATGTCACCGTCACCCACGCCGCGGTGTGGGACGCGCTGACCGCCGGCAACATGCTGGTCTACGGCTCGCTGGTGAGCACCAAGGTGTTCGCGCCGAGCGACGAGGCAACCATCAAGATCGGCAAGCTCACCGAAACGGTGGTCTGATGGCGATCAACAGCGTTATCAACGGTCGCCTGATCAATGCGCTGGCGATCAACGCCAGCGGCAGCGTCGTCGTAGCCATCGACGTCGACATGACGATCGCGGTCAACCAGACACCGGGCGAGCTGACCCGCGTGCAGATGCTCGAACCCTACGGCATCACCACCTTCACCAGCACGCTCAGCGAGCTGACCAGGGCGCGGTTCGTGGCCACCGATGGGGATGTCGTTGTCGATCAGACGATGTTTTTGTCCCTTATTCGGGAGATCATCGTCGACGGTAACATCCGGTTCGACCAGGAGCTGGAGGTCCTGCTCACGTGGGCGACGACCATCGAGCACAGCATCAATTTCGCGCAGCTGTGCGCGCTTGACTATGCTCGCTTCGGTCACTGGAACGACGGCACGCGCATAGTGCTGGCGGAGGACGATCGCGGCCTCGTCGTCAACGACGATTATCGTCTCATCAGCGTGCCGCCGGACCCGGTGCGGACGGCGGTGCAGAAGACGGTGCGGGTGCCGCGCGACAACCGTCGCATCCGCGTGCCGCGTGATCCGTATGAGGTTGTCCCGCAGAAGGACCTGGAGGTTGTCGCATGAGCCTCGCCATCATGGACAAGACGCCGCAGGACCGCATCGACTACGACGTCGATTTCGGCCGCTGGCTGACCGACGGCGACACGATCGTCAACGCCACCACAGACATCCCCGATCCGAACGTCACGTTCACCGTCGACGCCGTCGACTTCACGGGTGAGGTGGTCAAGGTGTGGGTTACCGGCGGCGTGCTCGGCGAGCAGGCCGACATCACCGTCGACGCGACGACCTCGTACGGACGTATCAAGCACACCTGCTTCACCATGCGCATCAGGGATTGCTGATGGGCATTGCCGTCTTCACCAACAACGCGACGTCGACGCTCGCGTCGGCGATCACCAACGTCGCCACGACGCTGACCGTGCAGGCGTCCGAGGCGGCGCTGTTCCCGACGCCGGCGGCCGGCGACTGGTTCCCGGTGACGTTGGTCGAAGGCAGCAAGATGGAGATCGTGCGCTGCACGGCGCGGTCGGGAGCGACGCTGACCGTAACGCGCGGCCAGGAGGGCACCACCGTGCAGGCTTTCGGCGCCGGCGCCACGGTCGATCACCGGCTGACGATGGTGGCGCTGCAGGCCTTCGTACAGGACGCCGGCGACACCATGACCGGGCCGCTGGTGCTGCCAGCTGGCTCGGCGGCCGCCACCAGCCTGAACTTCGGCGCTGCCGGCACCGGGTTCTACGGCACGCCAATGCTGGTGAAGGCTGCCGTCAATGGCGCCGACGTGATGGTGCTCGCCCCGGCGTTGGGGACGTTCGCCGTGCCGTTGTCGCTGCCGACCAGCGGCAGCGCGGCTGCCACCAGCATGTATTTCGGCACCGCCGGCACCGGCCTTTACGGAGGTTCGTCATCGATCTCGGTAGCGGTCGGCGGCGTGCAGAAGTTGTTGGTCGGTGGCAGTGCGGTGGTGACGACCGTGCCGGTGTCCCTGCCGGCGGACCCGAGCAACCCGCTGGAGGCGGCCACCAAGCAGTACGTCGACGCCCAGGGTACTCTGAAGGAAGACAAGGCGAACAAGGGCGCGGTCAACGGCTACGCATCGCTCGACGGCAGCGCCAAGGTGCCCGCTGCCCAGCTGCCCGCATATGTGGATGACGTGCTGGAGTTCGCCAACCTGGCGGCGTTTCCGGCGACCGGCACGACCGGCATCATCTATGTCGCCCTCGACACCAACAAGGTCTACCGCTGGGGCGGCTCGTCCTACACCGAGATTTCGCCGTCGCCAGGCTCCACCGACGCGGTTCCGGAAGGCTCGACCAACCTCTACTACACCAACGTCCGCGCCAGCGCGGCGGCACCGGTGCAGAGCGTCGCCGGGCGGACCGGTGCGGTCACGCTGACGAAGACCGATGTCGGGCTCGCCAACGTCGACAACACGTCAGACGTCAATAAACCGGTCAGCACGGCGCAGCAGACGGCGATCGACGCCAAGGTCGCCAAGGCCGGTGACACCATGACCGGCGTGCTGACCATGCCGCTGGGCGCGGCTGGAGCGCCGTCATTCCGGTTCGGGGCTTCGGTCAACGGCCTGTGGAGCGATGCGGCTGGCGTCTACATCACGATAGGCGGCGCTACGCGCTGGTCGGTCACGTCGAGCGGCCTCACCGCCGGCCTTGCGATCACGCTGCCGGGTGACCCGTCCACCGCTTTGCAGGCGGCCACCAAGCAATATGTTGATGCCAAGCCAAGCGGCAACGTCAGCGGTCCGGCGTCGGCACACGACAATGGTCTTGCCCGCTTCGACGGCACCACCGGCGCGCTCATTCAGGACAGCAACTCGACACTCGACGACAGCGGCAATCTGTTCCTGGGTGGCCAGCTTTCGGTAGCGGCGAATCCGACGACCGCGCTGCAGGTGGCGACCAAGCAATACGTCGATGCTACGAGTGGTGGTACGCCGGCAGGAGCGATCGTAGCGTTCGCCATGTCGACTGCGCCGACTGGCTGGCTGAAGGCGAACGGCGCAACGATCTCGCGCACGACCTACGCGGCGCTGTTTGCTGCGATCGGTGTCGTGTTCGGTCCCGGCGACGGGTCGACCACGTTCCAGCTGCCCGATCTGCGTGGCGAGTTCCCGCGCTACTGGGATGACAGTCGCGGCATCGATGTCGGTCGTGCTTTCGGTTCGGCACAGACTGCTGATCTCGCCCCGCATTTGCACCCTGTTTCCATCACCAGCGGTCTTCAGAGCGCCGATCATGCGCACAATGTCAGCATTAACACCGGTACTGAGAGCGCCAGTCACACGCACACATTTTCGGATGCCTCATCGTCCACCGGTAACGCATCAGCCAACCACACGCACAACGCTACCGGCAGCCCGAATTGTACTCCAGCCAGCAATGCCGCCGGTTCGGCAGCGACGCAAGCAGCTTCAGCCTCCGGTGCATCGGGCGCTGCGCACACGCACACCGTCGCCGTTTCCGGCACGACCGGTGGAATAAGCGCTAATCACTATCACTTGGTTAGCGGTGGAACGAGCGGCATGACTGCGAGCCACGCCCATTTGGTGTCTGGCAACACCGACAACAGCACTGGAACCGAGACCCGTCCACGCAACATCGCGCTACTCGCATGCATCAAGTACTGAAATGGCTGCGGCGTCGTCCAAAGATCGAGTTCACATGCCAACCGGAGTTTCTGGGTTCGGTGGCTGCGCCAGTGCCCGCCAACAAGGTCATGCCAGACTGGTACAGAGACCTGCCTCCGGTCGACAAGTCGGTAGTCACCGCAGACGAGCCGGGGTTCACCGTCAAGCGCTGCTTGCCGTTCCTCGACGCACTGTCACAGGGCTGGATCGTCCCGACACCTATCGACATCGACGTGGAATTGAGCGGCAACGGCGGCACGGCGAGAACCAATTCCCGGTATCCGGGGATAGTGATCAGCTCGCATCTCGGATTTCAGGTGAAGGATGCGCCGTTCGAAAACAAGGTGATCTTGAAATTCGTTTTGCCGTGGTCAATCAGGACCGCACCGGGCTATTCGTGCCTGTTTGTACAGCCATTGAACCGGCCATCGATCTTCAACGTCATATCCGGCGTCGTGGACACGGACGAATACTATCTGCCGGTCAACATTCCGTTCTATTTCACGCGACCGGACGGGGTGTTCACACTCGGGAAGGGTACTCCGCTCGTACAGATCATTCCGTTCAAACGCGAGGTGTTCGACATGGCGGTTAGGTCGAGAACCGAAGCCGAGGAACGCCGTGTCCAACTCCAGGACCGCTGTGTGCTATCTGAGCGTGCCTGGTATCGGAAAAACGCAAGGGCGAAGAGATGATTGTTTATCACTACAGCGCTGACACCGGCGTGTACCTCAACACGTCGTCAGAGGCGGACGAAGATCCGCTGGAGCCCGGTCATTTTCTGATCCCTGCGAATGCCACGGACTTAGTACCTCCGTTTGTGCCCAACCCCAAGAAGCAGCACGCGGTGTTCAGCAATGGTGCATGGACGGTGGAGACGATTCCCGTTCCGCCCGCCATCAACCAGAACATGAAAGAGGCGCCCGGCGATCGCCTGTTCCGCAACATGTCCATCCTGGAAGCTCTGAAGGGAGGCGTCTCAAGTGAGTAGCATTGCCGTCGTAACCGCAGCCAGTGACCCCGCGTTCTACACGCGCGTCAGCTACATCGCGCTCAAGGTGGCGCAGCAGGTCGCCGCCGAGGCGGACACCCAGCCCAACCACGTCAACCGCGTGGCGTACTCCAACCGCATCTTCCAGGGCAGCGACAACGCCATCCTGCTGGCGCAGCACGTCGCCACCAACGCGGCAATCGCCGCGGCGCTGGAGAGCGGCGGGCCGGAAGCGCCGACAGACAGCGACATCGAGTTCACCCTGACCTCGATCTGGGACGCCCGCGCCAATGCTTTTGCGCCGCCGCCCGCCGTGTGATGGGCGCAATCCGGCAATCTGGAGACACGTCGACCCACAGGCTATAGTGCAGGCTCTCCGGCGCAGGACGTGCTGAACCCTTAGAGGTCCGCCGTCATGCCGCTCAAAATGACCAACAACGCGACGTCGCTGCTGTCGTCGCCGCTCGGCAACAACCCGACGACCGATCTCACCGTGTCGATCACCGCCGGCGACGAGGGCAAGTTTCCGACGCTCGGCCTCGGCGACTGGCACCCGGTCACCGTCACCAAGTCGACCGGCGAGCGCGAGGTCATGCGCTGCACCGCGCGCAGCGGCGTCAACCTGACCGTCGTCCGCGCCCAGGAAGGCACCAGCATACTCAGCTTCGTTGCCGGCGATGCTCGCGTCGACGTCCGCCTGACCGGCGCGGCGCTGGACGAGATCGCCATCCACGACAAGATCTATTCGGTGCCGGCCGACATCGGCATCGGTTTCAGGACGACGCCGAGCCGCTTCGTCTGGAACGACAAGTACGACCTCAGCGGCACCGACATCATGTCGCTGAACGATACCGGCGGGCTGACGGCCAACGGCAACATCGCCTCCGCCGCCGGCTACTTTGTCGGCACCGGAACCACCGTCGGCCTCGCTCCGACGACGGCCGGCACCATCTCCCTGCAGCCGGGCGGTGTCGGGGTCGCTGGCGGCCAACTCACCCTGAACAGCACCGGTGCCACCTTCGCCGGGACGCTGGCCGCGACCGGCATGCTCTACGCCAATGGCGGCCTCACCGTCGCCGGCGCGCTCGATTTCGCCGACGTCAGCGTCGACACGCTCACCATCTCGAATGCCGCCAGCGGCTACGGCCAGCTTTTCCTCACCAAGACCGCCGGCGCTCACTCCAACCAGCTGATCGCCAGGAACGGTTCCGAATACCGCTGGATCATGCAGCTCGGCGACACCGTGGCGGAGAGCGGCACTGGCTACATCGGCAGCAACTTCAACCTGATCCGCTACAACAACGCCGGCGCCGCCGGCGACACCGTCTTCCAGGTCATCCGCGACACCGGCAACGCCTATATCTACCACAGCCTGTACGTCACCCTCGACTGCGTCGCCAACACCTTCAAGGGCAACGACAACGTCACCATCCTGGGGACGACCACCAACGGCACTATCTATTTCCGGCCCAACGGCAGCGGCTCGAGCGCCAACCAGAGCACCATCGACCTCAACGGCAACATGGTCATCGGCGGTGCCCTGACCGCCACCGGCGCCATTACGGCCAACGCCGCCAATAGCGGTGAAGTGCTGGCCGGACAGGGCCTGCGCTGCAAGCTCAAGGCGAGCAGCACCTCCTACACGACGAGCCACGCCAATTTCTCGTATGACGGCTTGCCGTGCATCACCATCGACGAGACCCTGTTTCGGATCACCGGCGTCGTCGTCTGCGACTACCGCATCAAGCAGGACGTCAAGCCGCTCGACTCGACGTGGGAGCGGATCAAGGCGTTCAAGCCGATCAGCTACAAGCATCGCGACTACGAGATCATCAAGGCGGACGGCCTGGAACGCTACGGCTTCATCGCGCACGAGCTGGCCGAGACGCTGCCGACCATGGCGGCCGGCGAGAAGGACGGCGAGCATCTGCAGTCCGTCGACCTGCTGCCGGTGGTCGCCATGTTGACGAAGGCGCTGCAGGAAGCCCAGCTCAGGATCGAAGCGCTCGAGAAGAGGCTGGCCTGATGCCGGCGCCGACGATCAGCATCACCGCCTTTTCCGGCGAGCAGCCACGCATCCTGCCACGGCTGCTGCCCGACACGGCGGCGCAGTCCGCGATCGACACGCGGCTCGACGACGGCGGCCTGACGCCGCTGCGCGACGCGCCGATCGTGGATAACGTTGGCGTGTCGGCGACGTGGAAGTCGATCACCTATTTCAGCAATAACTGGATCGGCTGGGACAGCCCCAATATCTGGGTGGCTCCCGCCCCCGTGGCGACCGACCGGCTGTACTACACCGACGGCTACCTCAACCTTAACCCGGCGGGCGGCAAACCGAAGATGCGGCTCGCCGACGGCACCGAGTACGACCTCGCCGTGGTGGCGCCGACAACCAAGTGCGCCGTGGCGCTGGGCGGCACCGCCACCGGCACGGACATCCAGTCCAGGCTCTACATCTACACCTACGTCACCGACCTCAACGGCATCAAGGAGGAGAGCGCGCCGTCGCCGGTGTCCGACAACGTCGACTGGAAGCCGGGTCAATACGTCGACCTGTCGGGGCTGCTGGCACCGCCGGCGTCGCCCGCCCGCGGCATCACCAAGAAGCGCATCTACCGCCTGCAGACGGGCTCCGCCGGCTCCTACTACTATTTCATCGCCGAGATCGACGCGGCGACCACCATCTTTCACGACACCGTGCCGGTCGACGCCACCGCCGAACCATGCCCGTCGATCCCCTTCGACACGCCGCCGGACGGACTGAGCGGCCTGATCGCCCTGCCCAACGGCATGATGGCGGCGTTCATGGGCAAGCAGCTGTTCTTCTCCGAGCCGTACAAGCCGCACGCCTGGCCGGACAAGTACACGCTGACGACGGAGCACCCGA